AAGGTTGTATCCATTGAGGTTTGTAGAGTGTTTTCGTACTGCGGCCAGGTCATCAGGTTTTAATATGAATAAACTTGAAAGTTATATTGATGAACTATCATTTACAAAACAAGCAATAGTAACCGGTAATTTTGTTTGGAAAGACAACACAAGAGATAGTATAGTTCAATTTATAGAGAACCCACAAGGCAAATTTAAAGTCAGTCATCAGTTGAATATTGATGAGGCAAATCGTAAATTTTGGAATGAAGATGAGGGTATATGGGAACCTGGAAATACTCATTGGGGTGTGGCAGGAGGAGACCCATTTAAGTTTAATATCACCAAAGGTAATCGTAAATCCAAAGGAGGTGGTGCGGTAGTCAGAAAAGCAAAAATCAAAGACAAAGATTTTTCAATGAAGCGTAAGTTCGTCTGTATTTATGCTCAAAGGACTTTTGATAAAAACATCTATGCGGAGGATATGTTGATGATGTGTGTCTATTTTGGAGTCAAGATGTTTCCCGAAATAGACGTTCCTTTACTCTGGGACTATTTTTTTGAAAGAGGTTATGAAGGTTATCTGCTTTATAAAGTCGATCCAAGAACTTTTGAGATAAATAAGACACCGGGAGTTACTGCAAACAAGGTGAAACAGGATATTTTTACCGAATACATGACATGGATAGAAAATGAAGCTGATGAAGAAACGCATATCGAGGTATTGGAGGAGTGCAGGGATATTGATGGACCTGAAGATATGACCAATCATGACCTGTTTACCGCAGGCGGATACGCATTACTTGGTACACGTGGAATATATGATGAAATAGAGGATTTGAATGAGAAGGAATATACTCTTGATAATTATTTAAAGAAAAAGACATATAGTTATTCTAAAAAATATTAACTTTACCCAAAATTTCCATGTAATGACTGATATTTCACTGGAAAAATATGCCACGGGATCATACCCATTCCCAAAAGATCAAATTAATCCGACTGATAAGAATGAAAATTGGGGTAAACAATGGTGTGAAGCCATGTTTGCACAATGGAAACAAGAGAAAACCGCTCTTCCATTCAGTATGGTGAAGGAGATACAGACTCTAAGAGCATTGGCGGATGGAAGACAGAACATCAAACAATACCAGGAGATATTACTTGATGAGAGCGAGGAAAATGGTGACATGAAAGGTTATATGAATATTAACTGGGATATTTTTTCTGTTATGCCTAAGTTTCTGCGTGTTGTTGAGGGAATGATGGAGCAGACAGATCATCAAGTAGTAGCCACGGCAATAGATCCTACAAGTACTGAAGAGAAAGAAAATGCAAAACTGGACTTGACATATCGGATGAAATTTAAAGAAGCACTTCAATATATTAATCAGGGACTTGGCATAGATAATTCAGGGGAATATATTCCAGATTCAATAGAAGAACTTAATCTTTATGAAGGAGCCGGAGGTTTTAAACTCGCAAAAGAAACAGAGATTGAACAGGCACTTGATTATACTTTTTACATCTCCGACTGGAAGGAGATAAAGAAAAAACTCATCAGAGATGCGTGTGTGATTAATTGTCTTGGGACAAAAGACTATGTTGATCAATACACTAAAAAAGTCAGGGTAAGATATGTTGATCCAGAAGTATTTATTGGTCAGTATTCAAGGCATTGGAATCACAAAAATATGGAATATGGAGGAGAGATCATACAAGTGTTGATCTCCGACCTTCGTAAACTGAATCCCGACATACCAGAAGAACAACTACGCCAACTCGCTAATGAATATAACGGTGTCGGAGGCAATGTTTCTATTGACAACATGACTTACAATGAAGAGACCATGACAGGAAACTATGATGGTTTTCTTGTTAATATACTCGATGCGGAATGGATGTCGGTAGATAGCAAATACCGCACTACAAGATTAAATAAATGGGGTAATTCATTGACCTATGATGAGAAGTGGGGAAAAGTATTTAATGATGAAAAGAAAAAGACAGAGAAATTCGATATAAAAGTCGTTTATAAATGTAAATGGATCATCGGTCTTGATCGTGTCTATGATTTTGGGTTACAATATGACATCCCGCGCCCAGGCAAGAAGGAAGTGGAGTTGTCCTATCATCTGTATAAATTGCCTTTCAGATCACTTGTAAGTCTTTGTGAGACACACCTGCACCAGATGGCACTTGCTTATTACAAGTTACAGAACGCAATAGCAATGGCAGCACCTCCGGGTATAGCAATTGAGTTCACGGCATTACAAAACATGACTCTTGGAGGAAATAAGTTAAAACCGTTAGAACTTTTAAAGATAAGATCACAGACAGGTAATCTTATCTATAAAGCCACGACACATAAGGGCATACTAAATACTCCAGGTGCATGGAAGCCTATTCAGGAACTTACAGGAGGTATTGGTCCGCAACTTATGGAGTTCATAAGGGTTTTTGAACTCAATATCAATTTTATCCGTGAAAACACAGGTATAAATCAGATTACGGATGCTTCTTCTCCTAATCCGGAAATGTCTGTTGGAGGTTCAGAACTTGCACTTGCAGCAACAAATAATGCTCTCAGACCTATTTACAGTGCATATCTTGACATCAAAGAAAGGACAGCCAGGAATATATCACTAAGGGTACAACTATTGATTAAACATGATAAAATAGCTTATAAGGGTTATATTCCGGTGATAGGTTCAATAGGGGTACAGGTTATAAGTGTCGGTGCGGATGCTGTGGATGCTGATTATTTCATTAAATATGAAGCAAAACCCACAAAAGAAAGAAAGGATACCATTAAGCAAGCAGCAATAAATGCCATGAATGCCGACAGGGATGGTATCATTGGAATAGAGTTACCGGACTTTCTGATGATAGAAAGACTCCTGGAGTCAGGAAATCTGAAATATGCCGAAGCGTTTTTGAATTACAAGAGTAAAAAGAATAAAGAACGACAATTGAATCTGCAAAGAGATAACATGAAGTTGGATAAAGAACGCGAGCAAGAGGCAATTAAGTTAAAGTCTGAATTACTTCAATCTGAAGAAAGAATTAAATCTGATGAAGAGATTAGAGTTTATGATGCTAAAAAAAGTATTGATGAGAAATTTGCTCAGTTAGAACATGAACGCAAAAAAGAATTATTAGGTTTGCAGAGTAGTCTGGACATAGTTGAAAAAGAAGCAGAAACTGAATCGGCAACAACAATATAAAAAAATTATTATATTTGTAAATTAAACCATTAAATGTTATGTCAGAAAACAAAGACAGCAGAGATGATGAACTTGATGCCTTATTAGAGGCAGAAGGTGTTGATACGGCAAAAATCACAGAACAGATTAACAAAAGGAAAGGGATTAAGGCTGATCCGGCACAACCAAAACCAGATAAAGTACCAGTACCCGACCCTAAACTACTGGCTGATATTAATCCGCCAGTTGATACAAAGAACGTACCAGACCCAGAAGCAATTGTGTCCAGCAGACTGAAAGAGATTTTCGGTGATCGGTTCACAAATGTAGACGAGTTAAAAAAAGCAAATATACCCGCACAGCTTCAGGAGTTAGAGACTCTGAGACAGAAAACCCGGACTCTTGAGACTCAGTTAAAGACAAAGCCAAAGCATCATTACGCGAATGATGATATTGCCAGGTTTGATGAGTTTGTTCGCAGTACGGGAATTAAAGATGCAGGAGTATTCAGTAAGTTAAATGTTACGGATGTGGCAAACATGGATGACATGGATGCGTTAGTCTTACAACATATTGTTGATAATCCTTCATTGGCAGGGAAGGAACCACAGGTGCGCAGATATTTCGAGATGAAATTCAATGTGGATCCTAACAAAATTGATTCAAAGAAGGTTGAATCGGGAGACCTTACCCAGGAGGAATTGGAGCAGAATAAACTGGAATATGAAACTAACCTTATTGGTGTAACGACTGAAGGGGGAAGGGCCAAATCCAAACTCCAGGAACTCAAGAGTAAAATCAAGATGCCGGAGATTCCGGAAGATGAAACCGAAAAAAAGAACAAGTGGACACCTGAAATTGAAGCCAGGAAAAAGGCTGACTGGACAATGGTAAATGAAAAAATGGGAGAGGAATTTAAAATTATTCCAATTCTGATCAAAGGGAGTAAGGAACCTATTGTCAACTTTGTTTTACCAGAGGAGACCAGGAAGGTTATATTGACCAATGCTCTTGACTTTGTAATTAGTAACCAGATGGAAGTTAATGAAGCAAATGTCACAAGTGTTGCGACACAGATGTACTCCGAGGTGATACTTTCTAATATGCCAGAGATAGCACACGCCATATTTGAACGTGCGCGATCTATGACAGAAGAAGAGTATTTAAAGACTTACCATAATCCGTCAGGAAAAAATACTGATACTCCTCCGGTAACTGAGGAACCAGAATCGGATGAAGCCAGGAAAGAAAAGGCATTTCAGGCAGAATATGAAAGGTAATTAAGACAGTAATCACAAGAAGCGGTATTTTGATAGTATTCATTTAAAACCACATTATTATGGGACCAGATGCTATTGCACAAATATATGCCTCTGACATAGTTTCGGGCTTTGACATTCATAAGCCTGAGAAACTCAACGTACTTTTTAGCAGGTACGGAGATCAGGGAGCTTCGTATTTCCAGTTACTTAGATCCATGGGATTTGAGCAGCCGGTAGCACGAGATATTTACGGACACTATGAAGAAAATCATATTCATACTGTTATTCATGTTTTGGATGGTGTTCAGCAACCAGCAGCGGGTGCTGACATTACATTCACACTCGATCCTGTTGACCTTGATGCCAATAATAATTTCTATGTAAGACGTTGGGATATTGTTTTATTCCAGAATGAAGTTACCGGATCGGTAACAGACATTGATATTACAGTACCAGCAGCACCAGTTATAACAGTATCTCCGAGCGAGATTACAGATCAATTTCCTGCATTAACAGCGGGTGAGGAACTGGTGATTTCTTCAAGTGCTTTCTCTGAAGGATCAGGACAACCGGAAGGTGCTGTATCGGGAACATGGGAATATTCCAACTGGGCACAAATTATCAAGGAGACCATTGGATATACTGGAACTGAGATGGTAAATCAGACATGGTTTGATGTAACCAGCAAGGGACAGTCAATACCGGCATATTATTTCAAGGGACAGATCGACATTGACTATCGTATGGCACTTAAAATTGATGGTGCCTTACTCTGGGGTAAGGAGAGTACTAATGTCATCACCGATCCTGATACGGGCAGACCAATCAGGACAACTGAGGGTGCTATTCCTTATACAAGACGTGTAGGTAATGAACAGACTTATGTTGCTGGTGCTTTTGATATTGATGAATTTGATGAGATGGATAATACTCTTGACAGAAATTTTGCAGGGAATTATATCATTGGACTGTTAGGGATACAACTTCATCAGGACATCGAGAACTCATTGGTAGACTACTTGCAAAATACCAATGTTCAATTTGCAAGGCAGGCTTCCAATAGTGTTTTGTTCAACAATAACGAAGCACTTAGCGTTTCAGTGAACTTCACATATCTAACCAAATCAGAAAGGACATTCTTATTCAAGAGGATGGGTGTGTTCAATAACCCGACACTCTATGGAGCAACCGGTTATAATGCACCACACATGGGATTATTTATGCCTATCAACAGGAAAAAAGACCCCGTTTCTGGTAATATGGTTGATTCAATAGGTACTCGTTACCGTGCCCTTGGTAAATACTCCCGCAGAATGGAAGTATGGCAGGTAGGTGGTGCCGGTGAAGGACTTAAAGTAACCGAATTTGATAAGAGAAATACTTATCAGAGATGCCATATAGGTGCACATTTCCGTGGTGGGAATCAGTTTGTCCTCATGGAATCTGCTTAAATGTAATCACAGGATAAGGAGGGGTAAAAATAAATCCCTCCTCTTTCCTTTAAAACCAGATATGCTATGTTATACAAGAATGATGTAATTTTTGAATTATCACGATTCCCAAAAGAAATTGAGGCAATCGAGAAACATTTTCACGGCAAATTTCCAGTAAAAGTTGTGTATCCACCTAATCGAATTATTAAGAGTAGGTTACCACACAACAGATTACCTGACAAACCAAACTCCATTTCTTTTGATCTTATGGCGAATGTGAAAACACTTACAGGAACGGAAGTATGGAGATATGCGGAGAACATTGTTACAGATGAAAAGGGGAAGAAACATTATATACCAAAAAAATTCATATTCAATGGTGTACGTGATCTTAAGCGTAATGATATTGAATTGATTTATTTCCTTCTCAGAAAGTCACCTTATTGCCTTAACGGGGATAATCAAGGGACAAAAGTTAAGTTCGTGTTTGAAGATAAAGTGACGGAAGCTGAAAAGAAAGCCGAAAAAAAATCCATCGAGAATAAGATAGGACTACTTATTTATAATAAAGAATACGGATTGTCGGAAGAAAAACTTCGTGCAATCGCAACAGCTTACTTCATTCCTAATGTTGATGACCTGACATTACCACAGGTAAGACTTCGTATTGAAGATAAGATACATAAGACAAGGGATGGTGCGGATAAGTTTTTCGAGATGGTTGAGACAGATAAGGAAGTAAAAAATCGTGGTCTTATCCAGCGTGCCATTGATATGAGGGTAATAGATTTTGATAAAGGGAAGAGAATATGGATATGGCAGACAAAGGGAGAACGGGGTGTCTCTACGATATGCAAGATACCACCGAATGAAACTCCGCATGAAGCATTATATAAATATTATCTTGGAAACCAAAGGTTCAGAGATGATCTTGATGCAGTCCTTATGTCCAAAAAAGTCAAAATTGGCAAATTAGTAGGTTCAGGAGGCGAAGATATAGAAGATGAAAAAGAAGAATAATATTTCTGCTTTCCATATTGTTTTTAAGTCGCAAACCGGATTTGACAGTCCGGTTTGTCTTTTTATGTCAAAAAAAATAGTATAAATTTGGGTAAAACATAAAAACATGGGCTACAATAGTACAATCAATTATGCTGGTGCAATATCAGGAGGTCAGGGTAATCCGAAAGCATGGGACGTAATAACTTCTGCATCACATGATTTGGGGGGCAGGACTGTCGGTGTATTTATATGTATGGATGATAATGGCGGTACGTTCTCTGTAATGGAAGAAGAAACTACAAGGGCACGTGGTGGTGATGTTGCAGTCTCAGAAGCAGTGGAGGCAAAGTATCTTACATATACTTATGCTAAAGATCAATTATACACGGGTAGATATACTAAGTTAATACCAGCTACCGGAACTTTTATTGTGTATTTTTTAATGTAATGTAACCATGCAATACCAAATATATACCGACCCCGACACGGGATTAAAGGTTCGGGATGGAGCAAGAGATGGCGCTTATGTTCTCGACATAGAACTGACAATAATTGGTTTCGGCGGCGTGGAATCCACAGATGAAGGAGTAACAGGAGATTGGATTAAAAAAGAGGAAATTAAACCACTTTAAAACATGAAAAAGTTAATTTTATTTCTGACGGGTTTGATGATGACAGTTATCGCTACTTCTCAGACGACTATTTATAATGATCTTATTTTGCAAAAGACAACTCCGAGATTTTATTTGAACGGCACAGGTGCATTGATAGATTTTAATGGAGATATAATTTTTACTCAGAGTGCAAATTTACTTACACTTAGTGG